CTATTTTAATATAGTAATCTGCTGGGCGGCTTTCATAAGTTGTAATCTGATTTTCCTCGTCAAAATTAGAAATTAGTTTTCTATAAGTAAACTCAAGCGGCTTATCAACAGTTGGGCAATACCAATAAGTTTCACCATCGTCTTCGTAGAAAATATTATCAGAATCAAACATATCTGCTGGGTATAACTGATAAAATTCATTATTTGTTGCAGAAGTTCCAAACAAAACTTTATAGCCATTCTGAACTCTTTCTTCGTCTATTCCGTCTGGATAGAAGAAAGTAAATCTACCATTGTTCTTATTTAAGTTTTGAAGTTGTACTTGGTTAAGAACGAAATATGAACTTGAAACAACAGTATCAATATTTTTCTTTAAGTCGCTAGTGCTTTCTAAGTCTTTTATAACTTTCTTGATGGCAGCAACAACTGCAGAACCGCTTCTGCAGTTTGACAAGTCTACATTAATTGTTTCATAGTTATCAACCTGGAAAGCAATAGGTGAGCCAACTGGCTGAGTAATTGCATTTGTTAAAAGTTTTATTCTATCAGACGCTATAACATCCAAATCTGTCTTAATAGAATATAAAGAGTTAGTATCTATTTTTTCAGAAGTGAATCTTATGTCAAAATTTGTTTTAGCTTCATTAATAGTATAAGAAGTTACACCATTTGCCAAAACAGAAGCATCCATGTACTGTCCTTCAATACCAGCAACATCTGTTCTTAAAAGACCATCTGTATATTCGTCGCCAGAATAATAGAAGTTTTCATAAACACTTCCAAGAATAAGGTTCCCGTCTAAGCCAGTTTTAAAGTTTGCATATATTTGTTCAAAGTCGGAATTATTATAAATACAAGAGTTTTCAAAAATTAAGTTTCCACTTCTTGGTGATTCTGGTAATGTTACTTCTGTACCGTTCTGAACAATGTATGATCTTAAAACATCTTCTTTAAGCATGAAAATTCTTTTAACACCATATGCTTTATATGAATAACCATTCTCGTTAAAATACATAGACAACGCTGTTTTCATAAAGTCATTGTTGGAAGAATCATATTTAAACATAATAGAAGAACTCAAGCCTTTAATTGGTGATTGTATTTTAAAATAAGCATGAGTTCTATCTTCGTCTGTATAAACAAGAGAAGCAAGATTTTTATAATCTGCTGCCTGTGTAGGCTCTGGTATAAAGTCATGGGCAGACAACTGTAAGTTTGTGTTTCCTTTAATTAAGTGGAAGAAATCATCATATCCAAGTAAACCAGTATCTTCAAGCCATACCACATTTTCAAGAGTGTGATTAAAACCTTCTTTGTCTTTATAAGTTTTATTTATAAGTAGGCTATCTGTTTTAAATACCAAATCCCAAGAGTTATAAACTGTATCGAGACCAGCGTCTTCATCGTCAAGAGAGTCAGTATCTACTTTAAGAACTTGAATAGCCATAGGAACCAAATCTATAAGTGGGGTTCCAGTAGCAACTATTTCTTCTCCATTTACAATTTTCTTTAAGAAGTCTTCTGTTTCAAAAGCATATTTAAGACAATATACTAAGCCTTTAAGAGAGTTCCAAGAAAAACTTGGAGTAAGTCCATAAAGATAAGCCGCTTTAACAACTTCCCAAAGAACTGTATTAATTGTAAATGTATAATCTTCGCCATTAACAGAAAAGGCAAGTTTGTATTCTTGAGTTGTATCAAGAGTTGTAATCATTGCTGTTTCAGAAGTAAGATTAAGCCCGCAATACTGATAAGAGTTTCCAGAGGCATATTCAAACTTATCATCCTCTCCTTTAGAAATCTGTACAAAAGATTCATTGATTATATCTACAATACCATTTCTATGAGTTGCTGCTTCTTTTGTTTTGTTTAAACCATAAACAGCTTTAGCAGTTGCCTCTCCTTCGTTCTTCCAAAGCAAATAGTATTCACGATTTTTATAGTATCCTTCTTCGTCTAACTCTGTTGCTTCGACTTCACCCTCTGCTGGCTTACCTCTATCAACCCAAAGGTCAATTACAACAGGTGTTTTGTTATCAATTGAAACTGTAATGTATCTACCTTTTGAAACGTCAATCGGGTCGCTTAAATCATAAGCAGAGGCTGTAACAAATTTAGCATAATCATCAATTGCAATATAACTATCTTCCATAGTTATTTCTTTTGACGCTGCAATTGTTTTATTACTAGAAAGAATATCAAAAGGGATATCGTCAAAGAAGTTTTCTTTTGATTGTTTCTTTGAAAGTTTTAATTTAAGATATTGATTCTCTGTTCCGTCTGAATTATATAAAGCATTATTAAAATCATCACCGCAGTTTATAACAATAGCATTTCTGAAGTTCTTTGTTATAGCGTCTTTAAGAACAACAGAATAATTATAGTTTACATTTGAGAAAGAAACGTTAGTGTTATAAGATGCTACGTCAAATACATATTTTTCATTAAGCCTTGGTTCTTTTGTTAAAGAAATCCAAGGGAAGTTATTGTATTCTGATGCAGGAACATCTTTATAATTCTTATTTAAAAGAACTATACTAAAGCTTTCTTGTGGGTTTATATAGCGTCCGTAATAAGCTTTAAAACCATTTGGTTGGTTTGTGGCTGTATAAGTTTTTGCTTTAAAAATATTAGCGTTCTGTGAAAGAATAATATCGTAATCTTCTGGGGTAACGGCGCGGTCCATAGTTCTTAAAGAAAGTGGACCATTAAGTGCTGCGTCATCTATTGTTTCAGCATCTGTACCACCAGCACCAAGCAAATCATTATATACTGTTGCATCAGTTGTGTTTCCGTTATCATCTATTACTTTGATACCAGTGTTAATAAAGTTTGGAGAAATGTTTCCCTTTCTACCGTCTGTAACTCTATAAAATACAGAGATAGTAGTTCCAGCTGGTAAGAGCCTTTCTTCTTTACAAACAGACTTATTTCCAAATCTAATTCTGTATGTTTTATTTGTGTTGTATTCTACAACATAAGGAATTGGTAAAGAAGTATCAATAGCATCTTTAGATACAAATGAGTTTACTTCCAAAAGTTTTTCTGTTGTTTTCTTTATATAAACCTGAATAGAATCTGCAGCTATATTTTCATCATATAAATCAAAATAAGAGCCATTAGAACTATCAGTAGTAAATTCTTTATATTTTGTTTCGCCTTGCAAGGCGTAAAGTGTGTTTCCATTTCTATCAAGAGTATAAGAAACTTCACCATAGTTTAATGTAACTGAACTAAGATAATCTGGCTTACCATCAAGTAGCTGTAAAACTTCCCAATTAATGCTTTCACCATTTATATCTTTACTAGTAAATTTACAAATTTCTCCAATTCTGGCACCAATACTTGTCTTAGGGCGTGTAACATAAACGAATGTATCTGGGATATTATTAAACTCTATTCTGATAGCAACCTTAGCAGCCGATGCCATCTTAGGCTTATAGCCAATCTGCTTAAGAAGCCTTATTTTACTTTCATCCATAAAGGCAGTAGACAAGAACATTTCATTAAACAAAGCGTCTTGTTTTGTGGACATATTATCCATTACCCAAGCCATTAAACTAGATAAAAGATTTCCAGCTTCAGAATCATAGAACTCTGACCAGTTTTCTGCCCAGTTTGGATTGTTCTGCAAAATAGATCTGATTTCTGCCATTACAGAATCAAAATCCATTCCAGTATATTGTATATTAGGTAATTCAGTTAAAACCTGTGTAGACATTCGTTACTCCTTAAATCTCTGTTTGAACTTTTAAGTTCTCGCCAGTTTCTTTTATTGTTAGATTTAAAAAAATACTAACAGTATCATTCTTAAAGCCTTGTAAAGTTATCTCGTTTATAGTTACTCTCGGCTCGTTAGCAATTATAGCTCTTTGTATTTCACTTATTAAATCATCAATAGACATTTCTGGCATAAAAATATATTTAGATACATCACTGCCAAATGAGAGATTACCAATTCTTTCACCTCTTCTTGTAGAAAGAATTCTTTTAATATTTTCGGCTATATGTTTTCCTTCTTTCTGAAAAGGAATTCCATTTTCAGAATAAAATCCTAAACCTGTATTCATATCAAAATTAACTTTTAATAGATTTTAGAGCATCTCAAAGAAGATACATCGTTGCCATTACAATAATAAGTTGGAAGTTTTCTATCCAAAGTAAGTCTTAAAACCCTATCATGTGTGTTAATAGTATTTTCTATTTTTCCGTCTTCTCTGAATGTTGCGTTTTGATAAGAAGTACTTTTTATATAAATATCTTCAGCGTTTATAACAGTGGCTTTAAGTTCCGCATGCGTATCATCACAAATATAAACCGTATCTCCTTTATGAAAACAATAATCATAATTACTTCCATATAAACTATCTAACTGCTTTAAGTCTATATAGTTTGGGCAGTAAGAGTTGCAAGACAAAGTTGGGTCAGTATTTTCATAACAAGAAGTTGTTGCTATTCCTTTTAAAAAAGCAACAACAATGTCCTTTTCTTTTTTAAGGTCTGCGTTTGCTTGATCGATACTTACTATATTTTGATACCATATCATCAAAGTGCCAGTATTTTTATTAAGTCTTTTAGACAAAGCCTTAATAAATTTATCTGCGTTTTCATCATCAGTTGTTTGCGCGTATAAAGCGTCAGCTCTTTTACCTATCCAAGGTATCAATGTATTTCGGCAATAGTTAATTATATTTTCGCATGAAGATTTACTACCAAAATATGAATTTTTCAAAAGAGATATACCTCTAGAATAAACGGCGTCTGGCTCATGCTCTAAACATCTTGTGAGTTCTGGAGCATCTAAAAATGCAGTATAAGCTTTTCTAAGTTCAGTGACAAGTAGCTCGCTGTAGTTTTTAACTATATCACACAAAGCGTTTCCAGAAGGAACTTCTACAAGTTTCATTGGAATTCCATCCTCGGTACTAAACTTTACACTAACTTTAGAAAACTTAACTTTAAGTTCATATTTACAGTTAAAATAATTTTCAGGATAAGTTTCATAAATTTCTTTTTTTATTTTTTCTGTTGCGAGATTATATTCATTTTCATACTCTGGCTTTATTGTCTTACCAACTATATTAATCTCTTTAATAAACGGAGTTAGTATTGCCCAAGATAGACCATCATCTGATTGGAAAAAAACTTCTTCTGCGAGTTTGCCACTTACATAATCAACAAACTCTCTAGTATAATTATCATCATGGATTAAAAAAGTTGGCACTGTGTTTCTCATATTTTCAACAAAAAAATAATCCATCCAAGGTTCTCTTTGGTTTGAAAGATTTATATTCGCTATACTTCTTGCATAAGAAAGAGCACTGGCTTCGGAAGATGTTTTGGAAACTAACCCGCGAAAATCTGAAACTGATGGCAACTTTGGCTCTGGGTCTGAATTCCACTTTTTAAGTTTTACATCTGTCACTACTTCTTTTTTCCAAGCA